GGGGGTTTGTGGTTTCTGGCATCTGAAAAAGGGCCATATGGGAACAATATGGGAACATGGCCTGCGTTTCTGAGGTTTTCCGCAACCCCTCACACAATCGAAATTGGCCTACGCCAGAAGCATCGCCCACCCCAGTGTCCTACGTTGAAAGGTCTGCTACAGATCGCGTGTAGGCCGCCGTCGCAATTTCGATCAATGTGTTGCGCTCTGACATATCGATGATTCCTCGACATCGATAATCGTCAGCAAGTTTCACCAACTCGTTATATCGTTCTTCCGCTTTCATCGGGATCTCGGAATCCGTCAATAATTCGTGCCATTTGGCATAGGCCAGCATTTTCGCTTCGCTATACATGACCGCATCGCTCCGTCGCCTTTATTCAGTAGAGGACGGCGGCAAAAGCTCGTTCCTTGCTGTGGACGTATGGCGTTGCTTTTTAATCGTTTGAGTTTAAGCAGGCAGTACTCGTCATCATGCTTTGAAGCCTCAATCCTAAATGGGAAAACGCAGCGCCTCAAAACGAGATCGCCGAGGGTATTTAGCATGCGCTGAGCCTGCTTCATGACCTGTACATAAGCGAAATCAACACCCCCAAAAAATGGATTATTTAGGTCCGCCCCGAACTCTAAAACAATCGATTTTTTGAACCGAATCCCTTTGATATCCATCAATACGCGGGCGGTCACACCTCTATCGGAGATCAAAAAATCTCCGGTTGCGCAACCTCGCTTGAAGGCTCGGCCGTGGCGGTTCGACGGGAATAAATTTGGAGGTGGCCATGGACTCCCAACGCACCAATGCCCATCTCACCGCTTGTCGCCGTTTGGCGATGGAGCAGAATGAAAAACTTTTCGAAGAGGCGAATGCCCTCAATCGATCAGCAATCGACTTGCTGGAGCGACCTGATCTTGATAGCGAAATGTTCATTCAATATTTGCAACTTCGAGGGAGGGCAGAGGCGAAGTTTCGTGAAGCCTTGGATCATCTCTCGTTAATCAATGAGCAATTCCCTGCACTTTTAAACGAGCCAGAGACGCTCTCCGGAGTGAAGCAGGTGGCATTCGACTCCACCAGCCGCTCAAGGACGAGCTGATGGGGCTGCGAGTGGCGAGACCATTATGGCTCCTGCTGTCCACCCACGGATGAGCTCAACGGGCTATAGAGCACCCGCTGCATTCACTTATGTGCCTCGCGCTCTCGGTCAACGGCGGTCTCCCACTGGTCCCCGAAGGCCCTCCCCGCTCTAACGAAAGCCATAACGTCTGCTGTCGCAGCAGCCAGCTCCATACGAGCCAGAGCCAAGTCTTCTTCGAATTTTTCAATGGTCATCTTGGCTCTCGGGAGCTGTGCCTAAGCGTCCCTAGGCAAAATTCGTACGTCTGACGGCCATCTCACTACGTAACTCACCTATGAGTTCCGCTATCGCTCGGCTGGACGTCAGCTTCTCTGTCGTGACGGCAGTGACCAACAATTCAACCTGTCCGGACGACGGATCAAACACTTTGATCATCAACGATCCATCCGGATTTGCCGTGCAGGTGCAGGAGAACGGAAGAAAGCCGCATTCGATGATATGGCGTAGCTCAAGCATCGAGATCATGACTTACGTCCTCAGAGTCACAATGGATTGATTCCCCCTGAAATAATAGTAGGTAGTCTGCGGCCTTGCTTGAGACAAAATAGGTACCAGCAATTGCCTTCGTTGATATCCGCTACGGGTCGTTTTCAGCCGCTCACGACAGGCAGAAATCGGCCAAAAGCAATGGGGTGGACTCCTCCTCATTGCAAGCCCTTCGCTCTGCACTCACCGTTGGCGACATTGTTAATATCCGGGAAAGCTTCCCAGTCTAGGGGGGCGCGGATGATCCGTTTCAAACTGACGAGCGGCATTGCGCGCAGAAACGCCGTTCCCGTTGTTCCGCTAGGCTGATTGCAGCGGGCAAAATTCGTCTGATTACTAGCCTCCTAGCACAACGGAGGCTAATTAGGGTCAACATGAGACTTCCAGATTTCATCCTCAAAAACCTTGAGCTTATTCTGCAAGCGTGGGAAGAATTTGCCAGATCTATTGATATCTCGATGCCGGCGATGGATTCACAAGGCCTGAGAAACGATGCCGAGCATATTTTGAGGGCTGTTGCGCTCGATATGCGTACCTCTCAAACCCTGCAGCAACAGATCGACAAGTCCCAGGGGCTCGGGCCTTTAAACGAGAAAAAATCGGCGGCTGAAAGCCACGCACTGACGCGCCTGATTGCTGGTTTCACTCTTGAACAGACAGTCTCCGAATATCGCGCCCTCAGGTCGAGCGTACTCAGACTGTGGCTGGCCCAAGGATATCCAAAGCGAGACCATCAGATTGAGGACATGATCCGATTCAACGAGGCGATAGATCAAGCGCTTGCCGAGTCAATTGCGGCTTATGGGCGAGCAGTGGATACAACCCGAAAAACAGTCTTGGGGGTGTTGGGCCACGACCTTCGCACACCATTGGGCGCAGTAATGCTGGGCGCTGATCTGTTGAGGCGGACTGAAGAACTGGGCAGCCGTGGAAAAAAAATAATTGCGCAGATTTCTACAAGTGTTCAAAGCGCCAACCAGATGGTGCAAGACTTGCTCGACCTCGCGCGCTGCAACCTTGGCACGGGCATCCCGGTACAACCTGAAAACGCTAACCTCACTTCTGTTTGCAAATCTGTAGTGGATGAACTGACAGTTGCCCACCCTAAAGCAAACATCATTTTCACCGACACGGAACCGGTAACAGGCCAGTACGACCCATCACGCATGGCACAGGTTTTCTCGAATCTCATTGGCAACGCCGTGCGACACGGCAACTTACAGCGCCCAATTAATGTCACATTGAACGGGGATGGCACCACCGCCTACTTTTGTGTGCAAAATCATGGAGAGCCAATTCCTCTCAGTGCATTGCCCACTCTCTTCGACCCGGAAGGACGCTATTCCAGGTACTCCGAGGGTGAACAAGGAGCATCTTCCGGTCTGGGGCTTGGATTATTCATAGCAGCTCAAATTGTAGAGGGGCATGGTGGAAAGATAGAGGTCGAGTCGACGCTGGAGCACGGCACGATTTTCCGTGTGACTTTACCTGTTTGCCAATAATCGAGTCGATAGTAAGTACCGCAGAGCCTGTAAACCCTCCGGCGAATGCCTGCTTTGGGTCGACTTGAGCCGGTCACATCAGACCGGCGTCGCTCGAAGAGCCGCTCGGGCTAGTCGCGAACTAAAAGATAGATCGATGACTGATCCACGAGTCTCGGGAAATCCTCCTACATCGGCTTGACCGAAACCACTTCCACAAACCTGAATTTCTTCTTGGCCGCCCTAGTAGCCTCTTGCTCTGCCAAGAGGGTACTCAACGTATCGGCCTCATGGACCACCTCTTGCGTCTTGCCTTCAAACTCATTGCCCACCCGCAGCGTGACCCTCAGCCTGGGCGAGAACGCTTTCGTGACCTTCTTTTTCTCTGCCGCCTTTGTCGGCTGGATGATTACGACATCCGAGGTGTCCTGCGCAGGGGAGTCAATTACCTGCGCAAGGGGCTCGGCACCACCGAACAGTGCCCGGCGCATCTCTTCTTCTGTCAATTCTGCATTCATGCCATTTCTCAGAGGGGTGTGATGAGTAGCTAGTCCAATTCTATCAGCATGGCCGGTCTCTCTAATATCAAGTCTCTGAGGCAGACCTCTGAATCTGCCTGAACCCATTGCGACCACTACCGGCCAGTTTTGGTTCGCTTGTGGGCCGATAGGGCCGACTGAAGTCGTCCCACAGCTGGCGGTGGCGAGAGGCAGAAATCGGCCCAGAGTGTGTAAAAACGCTTCGCCAAAATTGAAGTGTGCACGTCTACGTTAAATCTGAAATTTATCGGCACGTCAGCAGATGTGGATTTCGCGTAGAAGCGCGATTTCCAGTCCGGTTTTGAGTACCTGTCGCGCTGAAAAACGTTTTCACACAGCCTGGGCCGAAAGCAGCCTATCATTGCTGCCCTCGATGCACCGGAATTGGCCTCGCGCTGCACGTCCAATGGTCTACAGATTCAGTGCGTGTTGTAGGATACCGACGACGTCCGGGCCGTCCTCGTTAATCCAGGTCCCATAGTGTTGCCGGATCATGTTCCCATTGGTATGCCCCATCTGCTCAGCGATCCAATCGATTGAAGCCACGCCTGTAGTCAGCAATTGACTGGCGTAGGTGTGACGACATTGCCCCGGCCCGCGATAGCGAACACCAGCCTTATGCAAGTGCGCCTTGAAGAAACGATCCCGTACAACGAAGTCGCTCACATGCGGCATGCCGCTTTTGCTGTTCAAGAAAACAAAGTTCAATGTGTGCTGCCGCACAGTCTTGTTATCCCGTTCAACGACATCAACCGTCTCCACTTTCTTCTTCCGATTGATCGCATCGATCTTACGTAGCGCATCCCACGCCGGCTCCAACAGCCGCACCTTTCGCGTCGAACGCCGAGTTTTCGTCACCCGATAAGCCCCGCGCACCTTCGAGCGGCGGAACGTCACCGTCCCTCGCTCCAGGTCGACATCCTCCCAAGCCAGGGCAATGGTTTCTGAAACCCGTGGCCCAGCCCAAATCATGAACTGCACCATCAACAGCTCCTGTGTGCGGCTGGTCGGTGTGTCGAGGATCTGCTTGATTTCCGCCCTGGTGAACGGATCTGGGGCTTCCGGATCTGGTAGGCGAACGAACAGCCCTTCGGTTGGATCATGAGCAACCTTCTTCCGGGTGCGATACAGCCTGAAGACTTGGCGTACGTTGCTGATGATGTCGCGAATGGTCTTGTTCTTGAGCCTCTTCGATAGTGTGTCCTGCACCCACTCTTGCAAATCCAAATGATCAATCTGGTCGATCTGAACCTTGCCCCAGCGTGGCCGCACATGAACCTCTGCCTTGTTGGCGTATCCCCGGTAGGAAGTGGCGGCAACGCTGTTGCGTTTGATCTTCAGCCACAGGTCTAGGTAATGGCCGAAGGTGTTTTCGACCAGTCTCGGCGAGTTGGGAAAATGCCGGCTGTAGTCAAAGGTGCTGGCCTGTATCTCGTATTCGATGATGTTCACCAGGCGCGCTGCATGCTCCCGGTTGGCCGCTGTGTTGCCGCCGGGTACAAGCTCCCGGCACAACTCGCCATTGAAACGAAAATAGACCCGTACTGAATTGCCACGGGCCTCTACGCCATCTGCCATGTGCGTCCCCACGCAATGTATTGAACAACCGGCCAGCTTCCTGGACGAGGAAAGGCCCGTTGCCGGGCCTTTCGGGGTCAAGTGTTGCCGATCATTCCTGGCGAAGTAACCAGAACAATCCGGCGCTTTTTCTAGGTCTTGGAGCTATTCCAGTCTGTTCTTCCTCTGCTCGGCGTCGTGCATTGATCGCCTGGCGTACTTTGCTGCACTTCCTGTGGTTACCATGAGCGCGGGATTTGCCGCATTGGTCGCAGAGGCCTGTCAGGTCGAGGTTCCAGGGGAATGATTTTCCGTTGTTCATTCCTCATCCCCCAACAGAGCACGGGTCAGGGCATTGCGTTGGCCTTTGCGAGTGAGCTTATTCAACGGCTGTACACTGCTGCGACCGTTACGGGATTTTACGGTGGCCACACGGTCATTGATCACGGCGATTTTTCCTTCGCGAACGCTGAAGCTCACGCTATGCCCGGTACTGCGACCAACGATATAGGTAACGTCATCCCCGACTTTCAAGACGTTCGTGGTAGCCTCTGTGCCGCTGCTGCTTGGGTGTTGTGCTTGCATGGTGCTGCTCCTTGGTGGTGGTCGGTGTCGGGGAGGTGCAACTCCTCGACACCACTTTCAATTCCTGCGACTGGTATTAACTGGCTTTTCGCACCAGGTGAACAATCAAGTCGTCGTATTGCGTGTCCTCTTCGACGGTTGATTGCCATTCCAGAACTGCATCGATCTGTTGGCGCGTGCAGTCGTCAACCAATAGCGTTCGCTGCCCTTTGTGAACCCGGACTTCCATAATTCGAAGCAATCCGGATGCTGCGTAAGATTCCGCATGGATGATGCTGGCATCTCTCCCTTCTCTTAAAAGCGCCGCCTCAATCGTTCGCAACTTGGTTGTTTTGCCGGTGGCCATTTCGCCGGTGATGACTTGGATCTGCATGGTGCTGCTCCTGTGGTTACTGCGGTTCATGCGCTCTGAAACACCCAGCAGCGCACGGTTAAGGGTTTGTTGAACATCGCGTTGCCGACGCTCTGCGAAGCGCGCACCGCGCTGTACGTGGGCTTGTTGGTTTCCACCAATTTGTGGCTGCGACTCTCCGTCAGCAGAGTGCGCAAGGTCTTCAGGTCGGCCAGGTTCTGGCGGTGCACGCTGGCCAGCTCGGCGAACTCGTTGAGGTTGATGGCAATCAATTTGGGGTCGGTGCTGTGATTGACCTGCGGGCCTTCGCCCAAGCTTTCCAGGTACTCGTAGACCTCCCAAAATTCAGCCACCAACGGGTGGTCAGCGCTGATTGCGGCCTGACGTTCCAGGGCCATGGCTGTCAGAGCCTGGTGGGTCGTTACCACCTGGTTTTCATCGAGCGGGCAGACCAGGGACAGGCAATCGACCAGGGCCATTAACTGGCTGTGGTTTTTAATGATTCGCTCGACGCGGATGTCCTTGAGCTTGCGTAGACGTTGTTCGTGGACAAGTACACGCTCGGCGAACTTCGCCATGACCTGCGCTTCTGCGCGCACAGCCAGCAGCAGAAAGTGGCTCAGGTGCTCGACCGGGATCAGGTTCAGATTGTCAGCCGCCGCACGGCTCTCGGTGGTGACTTCCGGTCGCGCAAAATGCGATTTGATAATCCGGGTCAGGATTGCTTCGGACGCGCTGACATCGGCGTTCTGGCTGATCGCAATGGCGCCACGAAACGGCGGCTCGTAGGTTTCGTTACCGCTGGTTTTCATACCCTTGGTACCGAGCGTGCCACCGCCGTAGAAGTCTTTCAGCTCGTCCCAGTCGAAGCCCTTCGCGTGAGCCTTGTCCGGCTCATTGCGGTCGCCCTCGATCAGCACCACCGGCATGTTGGAAACCTGACCCATGGCCCGCTGTCGGCCGGCGCGTGTAGATTTCGACGGGTCAAAACCTTCATGCTCGCGGCCCAGCAGTTTCCAAAGGAAGGTGAGAAGCGTGGTCTTGCCAGCGCCGGCTTCACCCGTGACCTCAAGGAACGGAAACGACTTGTACTGCGCGCGGATCTGTTCGGCGAACAGCGAGCCGAACCAGAACGCCAGGGCAACAATGCCTTTGGCGCCAAAACACAGCCACAGCATCGGTAGCCAATCGCTGCGATACACCTTGCTGTCGCGTTGAATGTGCATGGCAATCGACTTCTGCAGCGTCTTGAGCCGCAGTTTGCCGAACTCGAAAAAGTCCTCCTTGTTCACTTCGCTGACGATACCGTTGCGCACAGCGATGTCGCCGAACACGTAGCAGCTGTGCTGTTTGCTGTAGCCAATGAAGTCGATGGTCTCCACGGTTTTCAGGCCGAAGAGCTGGTCTTTCATGATCTTGTCGAGTTGTTGACCGCTGCCGGTGAATACGGCGCCGGCGGCCATGCTGAGCAGTCGTTTTTTGAATTCGCTGGCGGCGGCAACCTGGCCACCGGTGAAGGTGTTTTTGACGCTGCCACTGTCGTGTGGGAAATCAACGCGGAAGTAGTACCAGGATTCGTCGGTCACTTCGTTGCGCTGGAAATACAGTGCCTGCGGGTAGCAGTTGGCGATCTCGACCACACCGCCACATTGACGCAGAGCTTTGTCGCGGCGCTGCTTGTCGTTGAGCAACTGGTCTTCATGGCGCTCGGATGACTCCAGCGCTTGCATGGCCTTGTTGAACTTCTCCAGGTCCATCTTGAACCAGTACAACCGACTGTCGAAGCCGAAGTGAAATTCATGGCGCTCGCGCCAGTCGTACATCAGCACGCCTTTCTCTGACGCGCTTTCAGCGATCAGAAGGGAGCCGTGGTAGCGAGCCGTGACCAGGTCTTTTTCGACCTGCTCGGTGCGTTGGGTTTCATCATCGATGAAGTTCCACCGCTGGTGCAGGTCATTCCAGTCAACCTTGCGGCTATCTGGTTGGGGGATCTGCGCCGCTTCGCATTCGTAGCCCAATGCGCGGGCCTGACGTACCCAGCGCTTGGTGTATTTATGCGCGCCTGGTTCGTTGTCCAGTGCCCACACCAACTTCGGCAGTTTGCCGCCGCGCTGCCGTGCCAGCTCTTTCAACGACTCTTCGGGATAGGCGCCGGATGACATCGCCGATACTGCTGCGATGCCGTTGTGGACCAGAGCAATGGCATCGAAAATGCCCTCGACGATCCATAGTTCGGTGACATCCAACAACTCGACGCAGGGCGGGCACCACCAAACACCACGGGGACTATCGCCGGGTTTGAAGCGGGCTTTCATCTTGCCGAAACGGTGCGGCCGGTCGATCAGCCGTTCCCAGTAGCCGCCCTTGTCTAAGGCGAAACGCACTGTCGCGCTGCCGGCATTCAACTCGCCAGAAAAATACGTTTCCTGGGTGAACCAGCCTTGAATCAGATCCAGATGAAAGCCGCGAGCAAACTCCAGGTAGGCACGCGCCGTGGCGTTGGGATGCTGCTCGGTCGCTGGAGCACGTTTGCTCCAGTCGTCGAACAGGTCTTCGTAGATCTCCTTCACGTGCCAGGTCTGGCCGCACTTGCCCCGGCCACAACGGATCATCCACGGGTCATCGTGGAAGGCGTACAGCTCTTTTTTCTTGCACGCTGGGCATTCGCCTTCGCGCATGTATTTGCCCGCTTTGTGCTTGAGGCCGTAATCGGACTGAAGGCGTTGCAGGATGTCGGCGCGTAGATCGTGTTTCATGTTCATCGGGGCTTACTTCACTTCGCCGAGACTGTGTTTGAGGGCGCCAATCAGGCGTTTTTGCGCAGCCATCACAGGGAAGGCGGTCAGCAGTGAGCCGTGCCGTAGACCCTCGGGGATCAAGCGAAATCGATCGTCGTACCAGTGCTCGTTGAACTGCATCGCGTACTGGCTGCGCAGCGTTTCGAGCAACGCTTCGGCCTGCGAACGGCTCAGTTTTGCGTTGATGGCAACGTCGATTTCCATGATCCACCTCGGATTTCGGGCAAAGCTCACCCAAACCCACAGGAAGCGGGCAGGGCAGGGAGTTAAAAAAGGATTACTGAGGGTGGTGCTTGGGCGCGGAGTCGCGCTGAGCGAGTAATGTCTGCGGTAGCAGCCTCGCCGGGATGGGATAACGTAGGTCCGCCCGTGTATCGATCAAGTGCACGACCGTGCAATCCGGGCTGGTGCCCCAGTCCACACCAATCCACTTGCGCTGATTGATCACCTGCAATTCAGTCCAGGCGTTGTGCACCAACTGCTGAGCCATGAACACCGGGACTTCCAGTGAAATGGTCATGTGCCGAACGCAGTTGTCGTAGAGCAGATCGGAGTCCACCAGGTACTGAGCTTCGTGTCGTTGCAGGTAGGCGAACGCCGCCCGTTGCATGCTGCTGCGGTAGTCGTGGGTCAACTGTTCATGGTTCATTGCGCACACTCCATTTCCATTTGGTCGAGCAGGTCGGGTTGATCGTTGGCGGTTTTCATCGCGGCGCGGCGTAGCGCGATATCGGCGACAAGCAGACGCACGGAAGGGTTGGCCATGCCGCTCGGGCTCATTTCGTGAGTCATTTCGAATTGGGCACGCACTGACCAACCGCAAGCCTCGTTGGTGCATTGCAGGTAGGCCACGCGCAGGAAAATGTGGGTGCCTTCACTGGTGCGTATGCGCATGCGGCCTTGGCAGTGAGGGCAGACCAGTTTGTAAGTACTCATGACCGATCCTTTAGAACGTTTCTGCCGATTCATGAGCGATGTTCAGCGGAGTGATTGCATCACCGATGGCAATCCTGATGTCAGTGCCTGAGAGCGAATCGTTGGTGGTTGCTGCAATTTCTTTTAATGTGTCCAGTCGCTGCTGGGCGATGGCCAGTAGATCCAGTAAGTGATTTCTTTCTAAATCGGAGATGTAGGTCATGGCGGCTCACTCAAAAAAGGATGTTGAAAGCTTGATGCAGCGCTTGCAGGAGCGGCATGAAGCGCTGGTGGAAATCATGCGTGGTCGCGAATCCATGAAGCTGACCGCTACCGGGGAGGTGCCAGCGCTATTCGTGAGGGCCGAAGACATTCGTTTTGCTGTCGATGACGTCGCAACAGCGCTGAAAGAGATCAAGGCACGTCTCGGTAAAGGTTGAGTGCGTAGGCTCATGCAGAAAACCCGCGACCATGTAGTTGGATGGTCGCCAGCACTTCGGCATAGCGGGCGGACATGTAATGCATCAGGGCATCGATGATTGCCTGGGCTTCGCAGGACTCAATGACACCGTCGTCCAGCGCCTTGGCAATGATCTGATCCACCATGCCCCGCTTGGCAGCGGCTTTGACTGACCGGTTGTACAACTCGACATTGTCCAGATCCGCCGACGCAGTCAGCGGCACAAACATGCCGCCGTATTTGGCTGCGATGTAGTCGGGCAAAAAGGTAGTGCCCGCAGCCTGCTCTAGGCGGTGGATATGGTCGTCACTCAGCGGACGGCTGCCGGCGTTCTCGTAGGCTTGGTTGTCGAACTTTTTGAGCGGCATTCCGAGATCGGCAGCAGCGTAGATCCGGCCACCTTCGTAGGCGCCAATCACTGCGCTGACCACATCTTTCCTGCTAGCTAGAACTGGGCGTTTCATCTTCTGGTTTCTCCTTGGCTTGATCGCCTCTACAGTTGATCAACAACCTCAGTTTCATCTGGCTTTGAAGAGGGATCCACAAGGATGCCGGGTAGTACTTCTTTCCCAATCAACCTTGAAATATCCCGCAGGATGCTGAAGGACAGGCGCCCACGTGGCAGCGAGTTATGTCCGGCCCACCGCTGAACCACTTGAGTCACCGTGCGCGGTTCGTAGCCGTGGCTGATCGCGAACTGACGAAAGTTGCTTCCGTTCTCAATCAGTCGAGCCTGGATCTGGCGCTTTTCCATGGCTTGGCTCATGGTTGATGTGTTCCTACTTGGTTAAGATGTACCTGTTTGTTCGCAGTATACGCACCCAAATGGGTGCGTCAACCGGATCATATGAAAAAATGAGTATAGCCACGCGCCTGCGCAGTGTCCTCGACCAGAAGGGCTTATCAATCAAAGAAGCCTCTGACGTTGTAGGAATCCCCTACAGGACACTACAGAACTATCTCCTTGATGAGCGTGAACCCAACGCGAAAGCAATGGGTGCGCTTCGTACTCATTTGGGTGTAAGCGTGGACTGGTTGCTGACTGGCGAGGGGGCAATGTTTCACGGTGTGCCAAGCGATGGGACCGGCCCCGAGTCTGCAAGCATGCAAGAGAAGGCCATGCTTGAGCTGTTTCGCTCCTTGGGCGATGCAGGCAAGCGGGAGATACAAAGCGCTGCTGAGGAAAAGAAACGCTTAATGGATGTCGAGCAGCGCCTCAAGGATTTGACTGAGGCCCTTGCCGATACCAAACGGCCAGCATAATCTGTACCCATTAAGAACGGATCAGACTGGCAAGGAAGCAGTTGATCCATGACCAAGCCCTGCTGAGTGCTGTGTTGCTTGGTGGCCTATCTGAGTCAACATAGGGACGTGATTTATGCTCAATATTTCGTTTTTACACGTTTCCTTTTCTTCCGTTGATCTGATGACCTCATTCGTTGGCTTCACAGCGGATGGCAATATTTTTTCTGAAGAATTATGCATGGCAGTACAAATAATAAAATCGCATAAGGTAGCGGGTTTTTTTGGGCTTGAAGGCGCAAGTTAAGTAACGCTATTAGAGTTTTTAGTTTGGCTCAATAAAATCAATGGGGTGGGAAGCAAGTGGCTAAGCCTAAGGTTGTTCAGGAAAAGTTTTCGGTTTCATATGATGCAGATGATGGCGATTTTAAGAATCACGAAATAGATGCGCTTGATTTGGCAAAGTCTATTCTTGGTGTGTATAACGCTGTATCTGAAGCCAATACTTTAATGAATAAAGGGGCTGAAGTCGATCTGAAAGTATCGTCGCCTGTGCGTGAAGGGTCTGTGATTGTCGATTTCTTATTGTTGGCTTCTACCCCGGCAGCGCTTCAAGTTCTTAAGTATATTGGCTTCTCCGCTGTTGGTGGTGCCGTCGCGGGCGGATCTCTAATAGAGGTTATAAAGAAGCTCAAAAGTCGAAAAGTAGCGAAAGTAACTGTTGAAGCTGGATCGGACGTTGCTACAATCGAAGTTGATGGTGAAATAATAAAATGTAATAAATATGTTGCTCAACTTGCGGTCGATAAGAAAGTTAGGGACTCCCTCCATAATGTGATTCAGGCTCCGATCGCTGGCAAGAAGAATGCGACGTTTAAAGTCCTAGATGATCAGGAGGACGTTGTATTGTCGGTAAAAGAAAATGTTGCTCATGATTTTTCACCGCTTCCTGTTGGCTCCCTTGAGTCCGAGGAAACCTCCAAAGATAAGACTACAGTCTATTTCGTCCAGGTGAATTTCGAGTCTGGTCGCGGATGGCGAGTTAAGCTTGCAGACGGTACTGAGCATGCAGTAGAGCTTGCCGATGAAAAGTTTATGACTATGGTTAATCAAAATAAACAAACTTTCTCAAAGGATGATTTGTTTGAAGTGGTTATTGAAACAAAGTCAATATACAGGCAAACTAGAGCTACGCATTCTTATGTTGTGCTAGAGGTTACAAAGCATTTTGCGGATAAAGGTCGTCGACTAGTGTGAGGGATGCATTGTGAATGTAAACCCCAATTTTGTAGAGGCGCTATTTTATATATCGCTTGTGATATTGGCGCCGGTTGTTTTTAAGCTGTCGCGAATATTGACTCGGTATTTGCTTAATAGATATGTGTCTACTGATAAAGTGGTCATTGTTTATAAGCGTGATGGTTTTGTTGTTGGGGTAAAAACCATCAGTACTACAGGCTATGTTGTGGATCAACTCAAAGCTGCAAATGGAGGTGCTTAATGGTGGACTCACCTAAGGTAGCTCCTCAAGGACTTCAAGCATCTATTACTGCTGGTGTGGGGACATTTGCGACTGCAACTTGTATGAAATGGTTGCCGCCGGAGGACGCTCAGTATTGGGTTGGCGCAACCACTTTGATTGTGCCTGTGATCGGCTATTTTGTTGCGAAGTTCTTCTGCCGAATTGATGAGCCAGAAGGGCTTACACAATATAAAGCAAGACTAAAGAAGGATTTGGCTAGTCAGAAGAAAATCTTGAAAGATAAAAATATCTCGGCAGATGTTAAGCAAGGGATACAGGAGAAGTATACCTCGACAATGTTGAGATTGGCTTCCGCCAACCAAGATTATACCCCGCAAGGAATTGTCGCAGACTCGTAATTTAAATGGGGCGGGACGCTGGCATTGAAACAAGAATCGTCATGTCTGCATCCGCGCCCATTCTCGATCAACAGCCCGCTTCGCCGTTTTCTCGGATGCATATAACCACCGCAATCGGCGCGGCTTACTCTGCCCTCCAGTCGTCACCGTTTTCTCCTTCCCCGTTTTCTTGTCGCGGTAGTACGCGATGATCCCTGTGAAATCTCCCTTGTTCTCTTCCGCCAGATCCTCAACGGTGTCTTCCGGCAGCTTGCTCTCCAACTCCAGGCTGACCGTGTAACCGTTGTCCGCACTGAGCGTGTGCTGCACGTTGCCGCCGTACCAAATGATCTCGTCGATTTCCTGTTTCACGCCCTGGAGCGTGTAGGTCAATTCCGGGATTAGATCCGGCCGGCCCATGGCCAGGGTATAGCTGAGGGTCGCGCTGCCGCGTTGCAGACGATTGAACTCGGCACGGGCAGCGCGCAGGGCGGACTGGCGGTCGCTGTAGGTGTGACGCAAGTCCTTGAGATTTTCCCCGCCACCGGCAATGGCTTCCTGTTTCTTGGCGCTGTTTACGTCGTAGAAGTAGGCCCGCACGCCATCGTAGCTGTCACGGTCGGCTTGCAAGTAGCGGTGCTGGTCGCCGTCAGCGCGGGTGAGGGTGATGTGCGGCAGGTCCATGCCACTGGCGGTTTTACCGCCTCCGGCGGGGATACACAGCAGGCAGCCAGCCTTGACGGTGATCACCGCGTCGAACTCTTCCCCCACACGACTGATCAGATTGGCGTCGGATTCGTTGGCCTGGTCGAGTTGCAGGATGGGCAACCCATCCAGTGCGCCGGCAATGGTCGCGGTCAGGCCGTTGCCTTGGGCGATGTCCCCCAGGACATCTCCTAACGTGGTGTTGCTCCAGCTGCGCTCGCGTTTGGTTTTTAAGCCTTTACGCAGATCTGCAGACCGAGCGCGAATACTCAGCACATCCGGTGCGCCGCTGTGTTCAGTTTCGTCGACCGTGTAGGTGCCCTTATCAACCAGACCAGTATCGCTCCAGCCAAGCCAAAGGTGGATCACCGCGCCCTTAGGTGGGATGGCCAGCAGCCCGTCATGATCGCTGAGGGTGAGGCTGAGTTGGTCCGCCTCGATCCCCCGGTTGTCGGTTAGATCCAGGCTCATCAGCCGCGGACTGATCAGTTTGGCGATGTCGTTGCCGTCAACGGTGATGCGGAACGCTGGCACCGGGTAAGCGGCCTCACGATGGTAGCGTTCGATGGCGCTATCCAGAAAGCCTGTGAAATTGGAGAGGGCGGCATCGATCACAGCAACGACCTCATGATGCTGACACCTGCGTTGGTACCGGCACCGAGCAGGTCTATCCGATCATCGTCGATGCGTTTGAGGCTGATGGAAAATTCGATACGGCGTGGTGTGCCGTCGCGGAAGAAAATGGTTTTGGTTTCGCTCAGGCTCTCAATGACCCACAAACCATAGATTCGGCCGCTGCCTTCAACCACGGGCCAGGCCTTGCCGGTATTGGCCATCAGGCGCACGGCGTCGAGGCTGAGAGCACTACCAGCCAACTCGGGGAGGATGACGCCGGGGAGGGTGATCGAGTCGTCACCGCGCCCGACAAACTGCCGTGCTGGCGCTGCGCCGAAGCGGTTATTGCTGGCGTGGCGCCATTCGGTTTGGCGTTGCAGCTCCTGGTAGGCGGCAGTGGAGAGGCTGAACACGAACATGCCCAAGGCAAGCATCATGGTATTTACTCCAGGTCAGAGAGTTTGCTGCGCTTGCGAGCGCCTTTTTCGCTTTCGATACGGGCCAGCTCTGCGCGCACGGCACGGGCGATTGCTTGCGGGTCCATCCCAGGCATTGCCGGGATGTGGATTTCGTAAGTGTCGTGGCTGTCGTAAACAGAGCTGCCCGCGTTGCTGATGGGGGCACGAGTATCGACCGTTAACCCAGGCATTGAGGTTGTGCCCAACGCCATGGCGCCGGCAGTGGTGAGTTGCTTGCTCATGTCGGCCATTGCACTCAACGGGCCGTTCTGACCGCCTTCCAGGCCTTGGGTGAGGCCGGCCATGGTGAAACCGCCCAATTCCGCAAACACGCGCGACGGGCTGTGGATGCCGAGCTTTTCCTTGAACCAGCCAATGGTGGAGTCACCGATCGAGGTAATGGCACCTTTGATTTGACCCATGCCGGCAAACAGACCGTTGACCAGGCCATTGACGATCATGTTGCCGAACTCGGTGAAGCGGCTTGGCAAATCCACACCCAGGTAACTCAGCACACCGGCAAACGCCTGGTAGATCAGACCGACCGGGCTGAAGTTGGCCAGGGTGTTGAGGATGCTGCCGATGCCACCGCTGAAGCCGGCTTTGATTTCGGTCCAGGTATTGGTGAAGTAGAGCTTCACCGCGTCCCAGTTCTTGTAGATCAGGTACGCCGCACCAGCGAGCGTTGCGACAACCGCAGCGATGGCGAGTACCACCGGGTTCGCGGCGAGTCCCCAAAGCGCGATGCTCACAGTGCGCAAAGCGGTCAGCAGAACGCCGCCCAGGGTACTGGCCACCGTCCGAATCCCCTGCGCAAGCATTGGGAAAGCGTTGCGCGCCAGGCCGGTCAGGGTGGGCGCCAGCTTCTGCATGATCCTCAGAGTGCCGCCACTCTGTACACCGAACATGGCCATGCCGTAGCGAACCACGGCGAAGGGACCGAGCAGGCTCGCTAAGGTCAGTGCCAGACCACCGAACACAATCGACACACCGGCGACCAACGCCACGACTTTGACTAAGCCGCCGGCCAATTGCGGATTCTCCCGAGCCCAGATGCCGACCTTGTTGGCGATTTCGCCCAGGGTATTGATCAGCTCTTTCAGATCGGGCGCAACGGCGGCGCCGAATTCGGCCATGGCATTGGTGAAGCTACCTTCGGCGGCTTCCATGACATTGGTGAGGGTGCCTAGCTGTTCGTTGACGCGTTTGCGCAGGTCGGCCTGGTTCTGAAGCTTCTGCTGAATCTCCCTGTATCCTGCCAGCCCCTTGTTCATCATGGTGTTCAGGGTGGTAATCGTTTCAGAGTCATCGCCGAACAGCGATTTCATGGTCGCGGTCCGGTCTTCATCGTTCAGCGTTTTAAGCTTTTCGACCTGGGCAAACAGGTTTTCCAGGCCGGCGAAGTTTCCCTTGTCGTCGGTGAACTTGAAGCGGATTTTTTTGCCTTCGATCTCCAGGATTTTGTTGACGTCCTTTACACCATCCTTATCCAACCCAGCCTGGAAGATTTTCCGGAAGGCGTTGCCGGCGGCGCCGCCTTCCATACTTGTTTGATCCATCATGACCAGCAGCGGTGCCAGCTCGTTGGCCGCATCGATGCCTGATTTTTTGATGGTGTCCAATACCGGCGAGATTTTGCTGAAGCCCTGGAGCATGTTGGTCGGGTCAACGCCCGAGTAAAAACCGCGCTGGATGGTATCCATCAACGCCATCATGTCCTTCTCGGAAGTGCGGGTGGCATCTTGCATCTTGGCCGCGAATTCGGCGGCTTCGGCCACTGGCATTTGCAATTGAACGCCCAGGTACGCCGCTGCTTCACCGGTACCGCCGAGAATGCTCTGCGCGCTGAGACCTTGGCGCCGGAGCATCGTCATCATTTCCTGAAAGTCGGCCGTGGTACCGGGCAATCGGTCGCCCAGCTTGGTGGCGAGGTCAGTGATTTTCTGGAAGTCTTCAGCGACCTTTCCCGTGCCGTCCATCATCGACACTTTCAGTTGTGTGGCTGAGTCTTCGTTCGGCGCAAATGCACCAATGGCTTTGGCAATCGGCCGGCTTGCCGCATAACCCGAACCCAGCCCTGCGGCGCCGTTCATGGCCATATTGCCGGCCAGGCTCTGGGTCTTCTCCATCTTGCTGCGTTCGATCGCCAGGCGTTTTTGTTGCGCGTTCAGGGCGATCAGGCGTTTGCCCTGTTCGCTGATACTGGCGTTGGTGGCGCCGATTTGTTCGCGCAGATGGCGCTCGTGGCTGCTGAGGTCCTTGGTGCTGATGCCGGCGCTGTACAGTTTCGTGCGTAGCGTCTGGAGCTGTTCACTCTGCTGTTGGTGCTGTTCTTTGAGTTTCTGTGCTTCACGCACGGCGGTGCGGAAATCCTTGGCCATGGCCTTGGTCGGCACACCGGTGGCAGCAAATTGCTGGCTGAGTGCCCGAACCTTGTCTCGGGCGGCGCCGAGAGCTTGCTCGGTTTGTTCGGCCGCAGCGCGCTGGGTACGCCAGGCGCTGACATCCTTCTGCTGTGCGTTGAACTCCTTGAGGCGGTCACGAGCATCCTTGAGGGCGCGTGCGGCACCGATGCTGCCGTTGTTGATGGCCTTCAGTGGACCGCTCGCCCGGTCGATGGCGTTGAGCAATACCTGAAGTTTTAGATCATTCGCCATCGGTGGAGCTCCGCACCCTGGCGCGCTCGCGCCAGTCCATCAGTTCTTGTAGGCCCAACTGATCCATGTCCGTTGGCGCCCAGTGAAAAACCACGGCCAGATCGGCCATGGCGTCCTCTACGCAACGAGGGATGCGTCCGTCTTCACCGACCTCTGCAACAAAAAACCGGAAATCTTGCTGCCACAGGCGAGCAGGTCGGCCGGGTCCATTCCGGCTGCTTCCGGGGCGGTAATGCCTGGGCTGGTGATGCGTGGCAGGATCTTGATCAGGGTGGCCACGTCCATGTTCAACAGTTCAACCAGTTGGACGCCGCGCAGCTCGCCTGACGCTGGTTTGCGTAGGATGAGGGTGTCGATGGTGGTCTTGCCACGTTTGATCGGCGTATCGAGGGTGACGGTGTTGTCGTCGACAGGTGGTAATGCTTCTACGGTGTCTTCAGGGTTCATGGAAGGCTCCAGATTTCAGGGTAGGCCGTCCTCGATCGAGCACGGCATGGTGCATCAAAGGCCGATGGCAGCACGCTGTTTTTCCAGCATGTCGACGCCGTTGACCTTCTCGATGAAATTGAGCAGATCGATCTCGATGATTTCTTCGTTATCGACGATCAGCTTGTAATAGGTGCAGGTGGTAGTGATGCTGTGTTCGGTGTCTTCACCGGGCTGGGCATCGCCCATTTCGATGGTTTCGTGGCGGCCGCGTACGACAATCTCCACGGCGCTGACTTCACCGGTGTCGTCCTGCTGAAACGAACCGGCGAATCGCAGTTGCACACCCGAAGCGTTCACGGTGCCGAACTGACGGAGTGCGATCAGGTCCAGGCCGCCGGTCTTCCATTCGAACTGAATGCCGTCATCGGAGAAGCCCAGATCCGCCTTGACCGGGCCGTTCATGCCGCCGCCGCGATAGGCTTCCATCTTGCGACCGAGCGGGGGCGGGGTGACGCTTTTGGCAACGCCCTGGTAG